TATGTCACGCATGTATATGTCAGGATCACTCCGTTCATGGATCCACTACTGTGAACTTCGTATGGCCAACGGAACGCAGAAGGAACATAGAGAATTAGCTACCCAGTGTTGGAATATCATTACTGAACAATTCCCCTCACTTAAGAATGTATTAGAAAACAATCAATAAAATTTAGGAGACTACACGCATGTCAGGCAGTAATATGCTACCAACACTATATCAGGAATTCATTTATAAGAGCCGCTATGCTAAGTGGTTGTGGGAAGAAAATCGTAGAGAGAACTGGGATGAAACAGTTGCTCGTTATTTCAACTTCTTTGATGAACATATCAAGGAAAATACTGGCTACACTGTTACCAAGGAAGAGCGTAAGCAACTTGAAGACGCTGTATTGAACCTTGAAATCATGCCATCTATGCGCTGCCTAATGACGGCTGGTGAAGCACTCAAGCGCGAGAATGTGGCTGGTTACAATTGCTCCTATGTTGCTGTTGATAATCCTCGTTCATTCGATGAAATTCTTTATGTTCTTATGAATGGTACCGGTGTTGGTTTCTCTGTTGAGTCTAAGTTTGTTGATCAACTGCCTATCGTATCGGATTCATTTCACGACACTGAGACAAACATCGTAGTGGCTGACTCAAAGCTTGGCTGGGCAAAGTCTCTCAAGGAACTTATTCATCTTCTTTATGCTGGTCAGGTTCCTCGTTGGGATCTTTCTAAGGTACGCCCTGCTGGCGCACCGCTCAAGACATTTGGCGGCCGTGCTTCTGGCCCAGCACCACTTGAGGACCTATTTAAGTTTTGCGTAGCAACATTCAAGAAGGCTGCTGGTCGTCGTTTGACCACATTGGAGGCACATGATATCGTTTGTAAGATTGCTGAGATTGTCGTTGTCGGCGGTGTCAGACGCTCTGCGCTTATCTCTCTATCTGACCTTAGCGATGACAGAATGCGCGTTGCTAAGTCTGGCGACTGGTGGAAAGAAAATGTACAACGCGCTCTCGCTAACAACTCATTTGTGGCTAAAGAGAAGCCTGATGTGGGCATCTTCATGCGCGAGTGGCTTTCCCTCTATGAGTCGCGCTCTGGCGAACGCGGCATTTTCTCTAGAGCAGCGTCGAAGAAGCAGGCAGAGAAGTTCGGCCGTAGAGACCCCGATCACGATTTCGGCACCAACCCATGTAGTGAAATCATTCTTCGTTCCAGAGAATTCTGTAATCTCACAGAGGTTGTCGTTAGAGGAGATGACACCCCAGAAACTCTCAAGCGTAAGGTCAAACTCGCATCTATACTTGGTACATTCCAATCCTCACTTACCAACTTCAAATACCTAAGCAAGAAGTGGTCTGAGAATTGTGAAGAAGAGCGTTTGCTTGGTGTATCTTTGACAGGCATCATGGATAATGAGTACACGAATGGCACTGGGGCTAAAGTAATACTTGATGGCGCACTTGAAACAATGTTGGAGGGACTACGTGATGAAGCGGTCAAGACTAATAAACTTTGGGCGGCAAAACTTGGTATTCCTGTATCTGCTGCTATTACTTGCGTCAAGCCTTCTGGTACTGTATCCCAGTTGGTCGATTCCGCTTCTGGTATTCATGCTCGTCATAGCCCTTATTACATTCGTACTGTAAGAGCAGATAAGAAAGATCCACTCGCACTAATGATGAAGGACATGGGCTTCCCTGTCGAGGATGATGTGACGAAGCCTCAGCATACCTATGTCTTTTCGTTCCCGCAGAAGTCTCCTGATCATGCTGTGTTCCGCACTGATATGTCTGCTATTCAACAACTTGAATTGTGGTTGATGTATCAGCGTCATTGGTGTGAGCATAAGCCATCTGTTACTGTGTCTGTCAAGGAAGAAGAGTGGCCAGAAGTCGGTGCTTGGGTTTACAATCACTTTGATGAAATGTCTGGCGTATCATTCTTGCCATTCTCAGACCATGTATACAAGCAGGCTCCTTATCAGGATTGTTCCAAGGAAGAATACGATGCTCTTGCTGCCAAGATGCCTAAGGTAGTTGACTGGACAAAGTTAGCTACATACGAGAAGCAAGACGCAACAACCGGCTCACAAGAATTAGCGTGTGTCGCAGGTGGTTGTGAAATCTAAGGATAGAAAAATGACAAAAGAAGTAGAAAAGATAAAGTGTAACTTCTGTGAGTCAGAATACAAAGTGCTTTACGATTATGAGGCTACGCAGGGGCAACCAAGATTTTGTTCTTTCTGCGGTGAAGAGTGTTTTGATGACGATGAGGTGGACATTGAAGAGAATGATGACTAAATTATTCAGGTTGATATTCCAGCCATATATGGAAGATGACTACGGTTCATACTATCACAATGGAATAGGATATACTGGTGTGACTTATAGTCCTGACCAGTATGCGAGAAAGAAGCATAAAGGTATTGGATATACAGGAGTTTATTATGAATGAAGATTGGACAGAAGGCTTCAAAGAAGGTTTTAAAATCGGTTTAGAAGAGGGTAAGAGAAATCAAAATCTTAATCCTGTTCCATATACTCAACCTTATGTACCTTTAAGCTTGATGAAAGACAAGTGTCCAAAGTGTGGCATTACAATTAGTGGTGTTATGAATTATACTTGCAGCAGCATTAATTGCCCAACATTCTATCAAGCAACATCATATGGTGCCGTAGGTACGAGTGATATAGGATCAAGTGCTCCTGGCACTAACGGTCCAAGTGGGCCCATCGACTATTCCATGAGATAACATACATACTCTCGAAAGGGAGTTCTGTATGTGGATTTATAACAACAAAGAAATTGGTGATGATGAGATTGAAGGTCACGCTTCATTCGTTTATATCATCACCAATCTCGAAACAGGAAAGAAATATATTGGGAAAAAAATCTTTAAGTCTATCCAAAGAAAAAAAGTCAAAGGAAAAACGAGAAAGAAAAAAGTCGAAAAAGACAGCGGATGGAAATCCTATTTTGGATCTAACAGCGTCTTGCTTGAAGATGTTGAGAAACTGGGACAAGATAGATTCCGAAGAGAAATCCTAAAACTCTGTAAGACACGCGGCACAGCCTCTTACTGGGAAGCCAAGTACCAGATGGAACATGAGGTATTGGAAAAGCCAGATGAATACTATAATGAATGGATTATGGTAAAAGTCCACCGCTCTCATATTAAGTCATAATGTCGCATTGATTTCGCAGTTGCGAAACACTATATAATAGTAGACAATCAAACAGACTTGAAAGGAGTCCCTACCATGATCGCATGGGGAAGAGCAGTAATCGGTGCTATGAACGGTTTTAAGGATACAGGAGAAACTGGATTGACCAGAATGTTCCGAACAGAATACTCAAAAGAGTATCAAATGATGAAAAAGAACGGTTATGAAATTAATGACAGTTTTGTGAGAACATTCTTAGATATGAGAAAGAAGTCTTAAACTACTATTAGTTGTATCTACTACCAAAACCAGCTATGCGTCCAGCGTATGGCTGGTATTCGTTTTTAGACGTTGAAATTCCGGGTTGCCGACCCCATCTATAGTATATGATGATGACCCACTCCCTCTATCGCAAGTTGTATCGCTTCTTTATTGGACCCATGCGTCCGGTGCATAGCAGATATGCGAATTGACCACTTGAAAAACCGACTTGCCGATCTTATCTATAGTATATGACAATGAATGAGGATACCATGAGCTTCGTAGTTTTCGAGACCGCCACCACCCGCTACGCTGGGAAAAAGGCCAAGTACAATGACCCGATTTTCCCGACCATGTCTGCGGCTAAGTCTCACATGACGCGATTGATCAAGTCTGGGAAGTATACGGCCGAACAGATTGCCGTTGCCGACCGCAGCTACTTCCATGATGAGATTGAAGCGATTGTAGAGCGTACCAACCTCATGAGCGGGAAGCCGTTCTTTGAGCGTATCAATGTCCCCTACTACTGCTCGCCGTCGAGCGAAACTTACTGGAGCATGTAATGCTCTTCTGGGCATACCTTCTTCTACTATTCTTCATCTTTCTGTTTATCACTGAGGACACAAATGTCTAACACTGAAATCCGCGATATGTTCGACACCAATCCGAATATGACTATCGCAACTCTCGCGCGTATCGCGGGAAAGTCTACTGAACAAATCAAGCGAATCCTTATGGAGAACAACTAACATGGAACGCCGCGAATATAACGGTTGGACTAACTACGAAACTTGGCTCGTCAACATGTGGTTCGGCGATATCTTTACCGATATGCAGGACGAGCGTGAAGACACCTCGGCCCAGTCTTTGGAAGACTTTGTGACTTCCATGCTTGAAGATCAGGGGCAGCTTCCCGAGACCGGTTTTGCGGCCGACATTATGAATGCCGCAATGCGCCAGGTTGATTGGGAAGACCTTGCTTCTCACTATGAACTGGAAGAGGAATCGGAAGATGCTTAAGACCGAATATAGCCAGCGACACGGTGGCCCGTATGATCGTGGTGGTGCGGACTCTTACTACCGCCGCAACTTTGATCCGCACTATTTCGTTGGTGCGACCTACTCAACTCCTCGCCGCGATTGTGAGCCAGGCTCTTATGAGTGGGAAGCCTATGCAGCAGGATATAGTGACAATGAAGCGTCCGGCAACTTCAAATATTAGGAATCATGTGGCGAAAGCCTTGTGGACACCAAAGTTCCGTCCGCAAGTGACGAAGAATCCCAAAGCATATACTCGTAAGGAAAAGCACAAGGTGAAGTATGCGTAAGCCCTATATTACCTATAATGAAATTCCTCAGTTGATGCGTGAATATCTCTTGACCGTGGCCGAAAAGCGCGATATTATGGAGATACCGATTGAAGATATCAATTCCTATCTGGAAGGTCTTCATACAT